TAGCATTGTATAATAGTTATATCTAGTTTTTAATACTAGATACAATAGACTTAGTATCTAGATTATATTACTTAGTTCCTTGATTGCTTTACCTAGCAACCATTGAATATGCGATTTTGAAAACTGCATAATGTCAGCAATCTCATAGAAGTTTAGACAAGCAACGTATCTATAGAATAGTACGTCTCTATAGTTCAAGTCTTCAACTTGTTCTATATCGTTTCTAATGTCTGCCATCTTCTGTTCGCACTCGTCTTTCATAATGATAAAATCATTATTAGTTTTGTGTTCTCCATTGCTTCCATGCACCTCGTCGCATGATATAGAGTGCACTCCTACAAGTACGTTCTCTAAGTATTCAACTCTATTCTTATAGTTCTTATATGTTTCTAGATAGTGTCTAGTTTCTTCACATGTCATTGATTAAATCACTCCTTTATGCAGTTAAATAAACCCATATTACAATTAGTGTTGTTATGATTAAACCACCAATGATATAGTTATCCATTGTGCTTCACTTCCTTTCTTTAAAATAAATAAATCTGTACTGCTCTTTACTCTGCCTTTGCTTCTTAGGTTTTCAATCGCAATACAGATTCATATAATAGCAAGCCATTAAACCCATGCGATAGTTAGAAAAAAAATCATATAGGGTATTTATCAAAATAGATTTTCTTATTTCAATTTTCTTATGAGTTAATAATAAGGATTCAATGGCTCATATAGTTATCTAATAAACTCGTCTTGTAAGAATGTAACTAAATCTAAATAATCATAGTATCTAGTTTTCTTGGTTGTGTCGCAGTCAACACAAATAATAGCGTTCTTGTTGCTTCTTGTTCTATCGACTGCAATAACTCTCGAGATGTCATACAAGTTACCATTATACCAAAAGTCACCGTTCTTTTGTTTTGCCTTGAAATGCTTGAGGTATTCAAAGCGTTCTTTTGCTAGCCTTTCGTCGTAGAACTTCTCCTGGAAAATGATTGCTCTTGTCTTGTCTCTCATTCTAAAGTTAATTCGATATGGGAAGCCATCTTCGAAACTCTTACTGTCTAGTTCAATACGTACACGGTTTAAGTTAATGATTGAAAAGTGCGCTCTCATGAAGTCCCACTCTTCTTCATTTCTTGGCTGTCTGAAAATCTTAAACACTTCTACAAAGTTGCAAGGTTTAACAGCCTTCTGCGTAGCATTAAAATATTTTGAGTCTCTTCTTTCGAGTTTGACCGTTAACGGTATATCCTCAACTACATCTTCTTTACGCTCAATTCTCAAGTTAATCTTATACTTGAGAACAGGGAAAGCCGTTCCTTTTCTTACATGAGTATCAATAATATCCCTACTCATTCCAAAGTAGTTACCTACATAAAATCTACTCCCACAACCTAGAAATTCGTTAGTATCTGCATTATATACATAGTATGTATCGTTCCTATTCCATTTAGCCATTTTTCTTTATGTCTCCTTTATTGTAATGTGGTAGGTATATTCAAACAATTTCTTTTTTAGTTTATAGACGTCTGTTTTCCTACCTTTTACGTCTTCAACTACTTCTTTATCGTTCTCAAAATAGACAAAATCAGCAATGTAGCGTATATTTCTACGCTTTCTTATTTTGCCGTCTATCATGATTGTAAACGACGGTATCAGTTCAAAAGGGACTTGTAAATGTAAGTCTCTTATTAGTCCCTTGCGTTCCATCTCTTTCAGTTCTAAGTATCTTTTAGCCTCTTTCTTCGAATCGAATTTGATACCATCAACAACTACTTTTCTTGCGTTGTATTTATTCATTCTAGCCCTCATATTTCTTTAATTTGTTCTTTACAACATGAATAGAATATTCAAAGTTTTCTTTCTGTTGCATATGTCTAGCAAGCCTATAACACAACTTGGCAATGTCTTCATAATCATTGAAATTGTCATGGCGTTTTGCTTCCTCTAGTCTTTTATCTAAGTCTATGCGTTCTAATCTAATTAGGTTTACCATGCTGTTATAGTTGCTTGTTAATGTTTCAAGTACTTCATCTATTTTCTTATCCATTGTTTAGTCTCCTTAAAATTGAATTTCATTTTCAAAATCTTTCATAGCGCTGTTATCGAATGTTGGCGTTGTTTCCTGTTTAGGTGCTTCATGTTTAGGTGCTTCCTGTTTATGTGCTTGAGCGTTCTCTTTCTTTCTAGTATCAATGAACTGTACACTGTCAGCGACTACCTCTGTAACATAAACCTTTTGTCCATTGTTCTCATAGTTTCTAGTCTGTAAGCGTCCGTCAATAGATACTAGAGAACCTTTGCTACAATACTGCGCCGTATTCTCTGCAACCTTGCCCCAACATACTACAGTGATAAAATCTGCGTCCTGTCCGTCACTTGTTTTGAAATTTCTACCAACAACTAAACTAAAGAATGCGAATGATTTACCATTTCCCGTTTTCTTAAGTTCTACATCTCTACCTAATCTACCTACTAAGCATACTCTGTTTAACATCTTATCTATTCTCCTTTAACTGTTTAATTTCTTCTTTTAGCGTTTCAATATCGCCTTTTAACTCATCAATGTAATCTTCATACTCTGCTATAGTATCATCTAATTCATCTTGCAATAAATAGTTTGCGTCTTGCATTTTTTCAATCTTATCTTGTAACTCTGTAACAATTTCCTCATGGCGTTCCATTGAAATACTATTCATTTTCTGCACCTCTCTTTACTAATTCTACTATTGCAAAATCATCTTTATTATTGACTATATAACCTATAACGTAGTAGTCTTTTTTAAGTTCATCTAATTCGTTCATAAACTGTTCATAAGTGAAATAGTCAATTCTCTTTTGAATATGTTTATTCATTTTTTGTCTCCTCTATTTCTTTAAAATTGATAGCCTTTACTATCTTTCTTGCAAAGTCACTTGATATAACGCTTATTCTCTTTCTAAAACTTTTATCATTCTTACATGCTTCTTCAAGCATTTCCAATAGTTCTTCGCTTGTTACTTCATGTGTTTTATTCATCTTCTACCACCTTGTAGCCACTTTCTCCGACCTTATGGACTATAACGCCTTCTAAGTCTAATACACGGCAATTCTTAGCCACTTCCCTAATAGCGGTAGGCTTCTCATTTTCCCAATGGATAAACCTAAACAACTTACTAAATGCGCTTAGGTCTGCAACTCCTCGACCTACCCACCATTCGTCTTCATTATCTTTATATGGTTCTTGTTCATATAGGAATAGTTTTCCGCTCTTATCTCTACAGATATACATATAGTTTGTATTATCTGCTAGATACTTTAAAAACTTATACTCAAACTCTGTAACATTAGGTCTAGCCTTATATTCATCTAACAGCCATCTAACTTTCCTAATTGTACAAGCGTTATGTAATCCATCATTTTGATTGTTTACGTTGCTAAATATGCAAGTAGGGCACTGTTCATAATTGCATTTAGTAATCCCATCACTAAAACCGAACTTACCGCCTTTTGCTTCAATCTGTTTCTTATAACGTTCTGCGTTATTCATATTATTCAACTCCTTTATATTCTTTTGCTAGCCATTTCGTTCTTGCCACATTGCAAGTCGGGCTTTTTTCTTCTCTATTGATACAACTAAACAAGCACTTCTGACAGTGTGTGCAGTCGCATTCGATAACCTTGTTAGCCTCGATATCAAAAGCAAAATCACAATTATTTGTGTTTAGAATATCGTTGATATACTTCTCAATATTAGTCATATTTACCACTCCCATATTGAATAAGGTCTTCTATTTCTGTAGGCTCTTCATCTTCCCACTCTACGTATTGAAAGAGTTCCCTACATTCATTCACTAAATGATAATCATATATATTAGTAAATGCCCTGTCGTTCTTCATAGGTTTATCTTTGAATATACATAATGTATCGTCTTCATCTCTTGCAATCCACTTATAGCCTTTATTCTTCCAATATTTTAATAGTTCATATTCTAATTTTAATTCATTTACTTTCTTTTCTTCTGCTTCTGTTAACCATATAACAGGCTTAGTCATATCTGCAATAACTGCGATACTATGTTCTACACCCGTATTATAACCACAATCATAATCGCCGTAGTCCCAACTCTTAAGTTTTTCTAGTTCCTTGATTATGATTTCCTTAAAATTATCATAGTCATTCTTAAGGTTGTCATAATCCTTTTTGAGATGGATATAGGCGTTCTTTTTTCTTACGTACTTGTCTCTATAGTTCATCTTCTTTCTTCTCCTCTCTGCCTGTTCGCTTCATATTAATAAGGTTCTGTAGTGCCATGATTATTCTTTCTTGATGGTTTAAAGCGTCATACCACTGCTCCATTAGCATATTACAAACCTGTTCGCACTTCTCAGCACTTACACCATTACTATAGTTCTCTAGTTCTAAATAGATGTCATTATTTAAATCTGTAGCCCTGTTGTTTAAGTGTTCAAGGTCTTTTAAATCGCCATATAACAGGCTCATATAGCCTTCTTTTTTCTTCTCTTGTTTTTCTATAAACTGCTCGAGTTTTGTTGCATACATTCCTAAATTATAAGCGTACGCGTCTAATGCGTCGTCCTCGTTGTTTCTTTTCTGCTCCTCTAAGTACTCCACTAGACACGGTCTTTTGAGCCCTGTTAATTCTTCAATTGTTTTCATTTTTCTGTTCCTTTCTTCTTCTTGCTCTAATGATTTCCCTGTCAACTTTGTAGTTGTGCCATTCTTTGAGCCTGTTCAAGTCAATATAGCCTAATGCGATTAGTTCTTTAATACAAATAAGAACGTCTGCGACTTCTTCGTTTAAGTTGTCCTTATAATCGCCATGTAAGCCATATCTCTTTACTTTTGTTAACGCTTGTACAAGTTCAGCGCATTCCTCTGTAGCAATTGTAATTGTTAAATCGTCACCGTTTACATGTGCTACGTCGTCCAATTCTAATCCTCTGTAATCTAAGATACCTTTTAGTTTATTAATGTCTTTATACATCTCTATCACCTCTTTTCTATACTTTAATTATACTCCTATTTCTATGTATTGCAATAGTTTTCTTTATTTTTTTAAACTTTTTATAAATAAAAAAAGGACTACATAAGTAGTCCTTAACCAACTAATATAAACATAAAGCACGCTAGTAGTAACGTAAATGTGATACATAACTTTAGAACTAGCCCTCTGTTCTCTTTTGCTAGTTCTTCGTTGTCTTCCCTTGTTTCTCTTTCCTTTACTGCTGTAGCATTATAAGCATTTAACTTCTTGATATATCTATCGTTTAACTCGTCGTAGTACCCTTTTAACTCGTCGTATTTCTTTCTTAACTCTCTATACTCATTGCCTAGTTCATCATAATTAAACGTTGTAGCCTCTAAGTCTTTTCTTGACTGCTCTAACTCCTTTTTTATGCGCTTATAATCGTCTCTAAGCACTTTATAATTGAACTCTGAAATTTGTAGTTTTTCCTCTGTCTCTGTCATTATTTAACTTCCCCCGTTTCTTCATTGATTTCATACTCAGCGTCAAAGAACTCGTTAGGTTTATCCGCCATATCGTTATTGGTTGTGTTGTCAAACTCCTTGATGCTTTCATCTTGTGCCACGGCTCTAACAAACTCGGTTTTAAGTGGCATATATTTTAATAACTTCTTAAGTACTGTTTTCTTAGCCATTTCGTCGAATTCTGTTTGCCATGGACTGCTTCCGTATGATTTAGAGTACTTTCTTGCATGTTCTTCAATCTCTTCCTTTGACATAACTTGAAAGCCCTCACCGCCGTTCTTTAACTTGAACACTGCATAATAGAAGATAGGCTTGCCCCTGTTTGCCTTACTTGGAATATGTTTCAACTTAGGCTCAAGCCCTAACTCATACTCGAACGTGTCGTTCTCTTTTACGACATCAGCCGTGATACTCTTAACTTCACCTGTTCTATATGCTAAATCTAAAAGCCCTCTGTAACCAATCTGAAATTGGCACTGCTTGCCATATGGGATTAAATAAGCCTGTCCTAGTGACGTATTAGGTTCTAGCCCTAACTGAGCACTGTTTAGCATTGCACCAACGAACGACTGAGGCGTGCACTGCGCTAGTTTAGGGTTATTAGTTACTGCTGTAGTCACAATTCTAGCGAAACGCTCGGGCGTCATTACACTTGGTAGTGCCTTAGCGATTTCCCCTTGATACATCTTAATATAATCTTTAATTGTTGCGTCCTGTTGTCTGCCTACTTCGTTTTTAGTAGTCTTAGCAATAACGCCTTTCTGTTTTACTTCTGCCATGTTTATTTATTCTCCTTTGATTGTTTAATTGTTTCTTTTTTCTCTTCTGCATAGCGTTCTTGTAACTCCTGTTTGAAATACGCTACAAAGTCGTCAAAAGAGAGTGTTCTTGGCATATCGTCCATATCTAACTTGTGTTTAATCCATTCATTAAATGGCGTAAAGTCATATTTTCCCGTATCTTCGTTATACGTACATTTAACCTTGCACCAATTTCTGTATACCTCGTTAAATATTTCCTTCTTGCCTCTTTCTAACATGACCATATCAACATAGTTCAAGCCCTTAGGTTTTGTAGTTGGTCTTAAATTTCTTTCACGTGTCAATCTTTCATTTTCACGTTCCAACTTGTCAATGCAATCATATAAATCTAAAATATCTGAGATAAAACCTTGTCTGTTTAACATAATATCTTTGTCCATTTTCTATTCTCCTTTTTTACTTTTCTGCAATAATACAAATAACAGGCTTAACAATACCATGTGTAGGGTCTGTTCTGCCACCAATACTAGTCACTAATAAGTTACCAATTCTATAGTTTTTAAAAGTTTCACTCTCCGTGATTTCTTTCTTATATCCGTATAATTCAATATCACGGCTTAAATCTCTAATCTGCAATAATGTGTGTTCGTCTGTTCTATAGACGACTTCATTAACTCTCATAGTTTTCTATACCCCCTTTTGCTACTCGTCTGCATAAATCAGCGTTTTCATGAATATCGTCTATATGTTGATTATAGACAGATATATAACTTTCTAGTGTACCTATTGACTTGCTCAAGTCACGCTCTAGGTTCTTCAATAAACTATACAATAAATGGTCGCTACTTAGTTCATTCGTTGCAATTGATATTTCGTTCTTTCTAAATCGCAACTGTTCAAGCATTCTTTCGATTTCTTCTCCGACTGCGTCAACGTCATTGTTTACATTGTATAGTTCTCTCATTAGGTACTTTTCTGTCATTTGTTCCACCTCTCTTTCTTTAATTTAATTATATGCTATATATAGTGTGAAGTCAATAGTTATTTTTTCTTTTTTACCATAAAGCGCTCTGTTGTGCTTTCTTTCATATACTTCTTATACATGAGTGGTTCTGCCTTTTTAAAATCTGACTGACTGAAACGTCTTGTATCTTTTCTTTTCCATGTGACCACCAGGTCGTCAGTTTCTGCCATTTCTGCGTTTCTCATTTCGCGCTTTACAATGTTTTCATAAAGGCTCTTTTGCTCTTTCAACTCTTTCATTTTGTTGTTTATGTTATTAATCATGTTTAGGGCCGTTTCAGCCTCATAGCCTAGTATACACTCCTTGCCATCTTTCGAATATCTAAAACGCTTGCTTAATGTATCAGATGTAGAAGCCATTCCGTCCATTGGTGGTTCAATACCATTTTCTACTTTGTTCCAAAAGTCTGCTTCTGCCTCTATAAGGGCTTTAATTTCCTCTTCGTCGCGGTTTATCTCAAACCAATAAAACCCCTTGCCCATAACTAAAATCGCTATATACCACTTCTTATAGCCTGTCACGGCCATATAGTGCATACATTGGCAATAATAACTTGGTGGTATGTCTCCGTTCTCAAAATCGTATCGGGTTAATGCGCTAGCCGTCTTGCATTCTAATCCGCTCTCCTCGTCTACTAGAAGCCTATCAACATTAGCCAACATAAACGGATATTTAACAGATTGGAAGGAGTAGTCAGATGTTATAACCTTTTTTCCTGTTTCTTCCGTGAAACGGTCTGCCACGTACTGCTCTAAATCGTGGCCTACCCTTACGGCCTCGTTGTTAACTTCTTCTGCTTCAACTAGTCCGCTCTTTTCAGCCCATAGAGAATAGGCACTCTTATATTTGTTTAAACCTAATACAGTTCCGCAATCAGAACCCCCGATACCTTTAGCCCTATCTGCTAACCACTCCTCATGCGTACTTGGTAGTTTGTGTTTAATAACTCCGTCCATTGTTTAACCTCTTTTCTTGCTTATATAAAGCATATACTCGATTAGTACTAGATTAATAACTAACGATATAGACAT